ATAATATTCGGGGATAGTATAGGTATTACTCTATACTATCCCCGGTGTCCGGGCGGGCATAATTACGAATTTGTTTCCTGCTCCTGGCTGATTTTCTTCCAAATTTCGGACATGAGAACCGACCCGCTAATGTCGGTGATCATACAAGAAACAAAATCCGTTTCCTGATTCTGCCCATATGCATAGGCTCCCAGATATGCGTGATATCCCTGTTTAGCTAATTCGAAACTGTCCTTTACGACAATACCCTTGTCAAAAGTTCCGTTGGTCCTTTTGATCTGATGAAGAAAAAATTTGGTTTCATTCATGGTAAAAATCCTCTCTTTCTATCTCATCCGGTTATTCCGGGAGATTTTATACTTCGTTATACAGCAAGTTATGCCTTCATATGCAAATATACAATATTCGCCGTTTCAGTTACTGTATATGTGCCTGAGTTTTTGATTTGGAATGAATAATTGCTGTTTCCATAATAACAAGAGACAAAATATACACGTATATCTCCGGTTGTAAACCCGACAATTCCGATGCATTTATGCCCGCTTGGAAGATTTGAATCAATGATTGTTTTCAAATTAGTGTTATATTGAGCACCGCTTTCAAGTGAATAACTAACACTAACAGAACTTAGTCCGATTGACGCCAAATTGCTGTTTAACGCATTAAGCGCCCCATCCGTAACAGCGGTAAAAACAGTATTATCAGCAGTTCCGCCGGTTGCGGGAAATGCGCTTGAACTGGTATTGATATATAGCCCTTCCGCCAGCCCGTGATTATTATTCCGGATGTAGGCATAACCTCCAACCGGAACCGCCGCAGAGGCCGTATCCCCGGTTACGATAATAGCAATTCCATTCTCCAGAGCCGTGATAGAAGTATTTTGGGCTGTGTTCTGCTGTTCTGCTGTGGTAATGCGTCCGGCCAAGATTCCTTCCTGGCCTTGCGCTCTGGTTGTTTCGGTGTTGATGGCCTGTGTATTTTCCGCTAGAGCCTGATCTATGGTTTTGCTACTATTGCTATCGGTATAGATGTTGGTTCCGTACAAAGTGACCGCGCCGGTCAATCCATTAATAGAAACTACGCCAGATGAAGACGGAATATCGGCAGAAGTCAAAAGAGGAAGGGTAACATTTGTTTGTTCATCAGCGGAAACATAGCTGATATATGCTTTTACCGTGTTATTAGAAGTATCAAGATAAATACTGGCTGTGCCGGTGCTGACTTCCCGGACCAATCCCCAATAATTCTCCGGGCTGGCCGTGTTAATATTGAGAATCTCTGCCGTTAGATCTGTGATAACTTTCGGAATGATAACAGATCCGGTTTCTCCGTTAACAGATGTTACGGGATAGGGCGGAGGGTTGCCAGAATCATACATATAATAACGGTTCTGGCCTTCAATCCTTTCTGCTCCGTTGGGTGTAAACTGGATACCTCGCTCCGTCCCGTTGCTGATTCGATAAATATTCCAGACATTTTCCGAAACATTCGGCAAGCGCATAGACGCATCCTGATACAGAATGATCGCTCCGGTCTGACCGTTTACAGATTGTACAGGAATCGTGATTGTTACAACTCCTGTCTGCCCGTTTACGGATGTAACGGGATAGGGTGGAGGGTTGCCCTCATCGTACATTTCATAACGGTTTGTTCCTTCAATCCGTTCTGCGCTGTTGGGCGTGAACTGAATACCGGAGGACTGACCGCCAGAAATCCGGTGAATATTCCATGTTCCCTCTGCCACTTCTGGCAGAGTAATAATCGCATCCGGGAATACACGAACATTTCCCGTCTGGCCGTCTACAGACAGAACGACATTTTGAGGCGGGTTTTCCGGCGAATATGCTTCTTTGATCTTTTTAATAATCCAATCAAGATTTAATTCGTGCAGATTTGTATATGGAAACTGTTCAAACATCGCATTAGCACCTCCATATATATTATCTATTTTTTATCATCAATACACAAGGATACAGAAGCGTTTTTTAAATTCGCTTGCTATGATATCATATATATTGAGCTTGTCTGTAATCAAAATTTCCTGCTCCAGCATCTGCTGACTTGTAGTAACACCAATATTACCATGAATCCGGCTTGTTTTGCTGTGGCTGTCGGCAATTTGCTCACCATGAGTTAGTTCTGTTGTTCCGCTGGCTGTGCTACTGGCTGTTGTGGTACTGCTGTCATGGTCCACCAATGCAGAACTATCAAAACCTGCTATTTTATTCGTATCGGATCCGGATCCGGAGGACGTTCCGCTGTTGGTTGTAGTGTCCTTCCCGCTGTGGGCCTGTGTGCCGGTGACGGTTTCGGTTTCCTGCCGATCATAATTTTCAATAGGGTCATACTCAAGTAGTGATGCTTTATATATCCGATCCCATGACAGATTTCTTGTTGCGGACCATAAACCAATGGCTGTTTTCAAAAAGCCAGGGGCCGGATAGATAACTTCTAACTCCGCCGTATCTAATACGATTTGATTAACGAGTTTTGTTTTATCCATCCCAACCGGCAGCACCATACTCTCGAAAATAGTCGGATCATACTGTCAAAAGTGCCATTGTTTGTAACCTCGCTTTCATAGGGATTTTTACGCCAATCAACGGATATAGTCAGATTAAACATTGCATTAGTTTTTTCTACTCCGGCCTTGAGTTCATCAAGCCACATTTCCGCTCTTAGGCCGGTTTCCGTATTGTTTGAATTGACTTCATCGGTATTTAGTCTTTCCCTTTTATCTGTGTTTGCGTTTGGAATACCGAGTTCAGTATTAAACCGATTTTCGATTTTCCGCATATCACACAGGATATCAGATGACACATATGTGTTTTTAACATTGTTGGTAAATGGTGTCCATGTTGGCTTTCCGGTATCATCAAAAAGGGATTTATCCATAATGACCGCCGGTTCTCCGCTGGCTACCTTATCAAACATCTTTTTGTAGCTTTCCGCCGTGGCCTTATTTCCGGCCGGAAATACCGTTGCCGTATGTGTGTTGATAAGGTTAATGGCCACGGATTGCGAACATAAGGCCAGCATATCCGCATAGTAATTAACGATATCCATAATAGAAGTATAATCCGGCTGTAATTTGATAATGGTACAATCTTTATCAATTGTACGTTTTGTGGCCGGCAAAAGAGGATTAGAAACAAGTATGTAGGTCGGATGATAAAAAACATTATATCCTCCAACGGTTGCAAATTGTGGGATCACCCCGAAATCATCGGTGTCTAATACCGCAATATATCCAACCGAGTAAAGAGTATACAGAAAATAGTCTTTATCCCATGTTTCCGGCAGTTTCCATTTGAACACGGAAAACGCCTTTTGCAACAGATATTTGCGGAAATAGTTCTGCAGGCGTGTATCCCTGCAATGAACCGTTGACGGGGAAAACCGGCTGTTATACAAATTCATTTCATCATAGCTGGCGGGAATAGTAATACCTGACATTTTTCTTCACCTCATGCTTTTTATTTAATAAAAAGAGCAACCAATATTTTTTCGGCGGTTCCGGCCCCGGCCCCGGCCCAGGCCCCGGTCCCGGCTCTGATCCGGTCGGGTCCACCCAAACCACAAAAGCTACATAATTCCATGCGCTCGAATCATAGGTTGATTTGTGCACTCCGCCTCCGGGGATGCTGCCGGAGTCCCGGCCCCCGGATTGCATGACTTCATCGTTTCCGCAATAAATCCCGACATGAACAAAATTCCCGATCCCGTCCCCTGCATACTGTGGAGGAATTGGTGGGTTGCCGTCCTCTGCTATTCGATGGAATAATAACGCCCCGGTCGGGATTGATCCATATTCCGCAATACAATTTTCGATTGTATCCTTATACCATAATTCTGGTGTCGGATTCTGGCCAATGGGGCTTGTAGTATTGAATGTTTTAGTGCTTCGCCAGATTGAATTGGTACCCTTTGTTAAACTCCCACTGTGTGCCGGGATATCCTGCCATACTTTATTCACGAACCCGATACAATCATATTGATCATATGGCATATACTGGCCATTGTAGGCAAGCGCCAAATCTGCAAATTCCTGGCCTGTTATCCATCCCTCTACAGGCTCCGGCCCCGGCCCCGGACCCGGACCCGGCCCTGCAGAAAAATAATCATACCAATATCTGGCATTTGCTTGTCTGGTTGAAACTACACTATAAGTCCCCTCATAGTGACACATGAAATAATAGGCCAGTTGTTCGGGGGTATCTGTTGATTCGGCATATTGAGAGAATGTCATTTGATGATGATTTCCGGTGACGGATTCTGTTTCTTTCCATTTTGCCGGTGTTTGGTACTCCCATGTTAGTCTGTCCATTTGTATCTGGCCTTCATACCATTCGGAGCCATGCCTATATGCATATGATACCAGTTGGTTAGCAATTGGCTCTGTACTACCTAGGCCAAGCCATTGCACTAACCCGTATGCAGGACTTGTCCGAGATAATGCATACTGATTAGAGATATCTTCAAGGCTCGCTCCCCCGTTAGGGAAAGAGCTTTTCGGATAAACGCAAGCGGGATCAAGGCATGATTCATACATCATATTTCCAAGCATTCCCGCAATTGCGTTTAAACTCCAACCAAGGGCCGAAAATGTATTATATACATTCTGGGCGTTTGTTTGCTGGTATGCGCTGGCGGTTCCGGATGAAGGCCCAACATCATACTGATTAGCCGATACATACCAACCGTTTAAAAGTTCGGCACTCATTCGTAATAGAACCCTTCTGTTAAATATTGTTCGATCATGGTTTTTTCAGACAGCAGACAAGGGATCTGTACATTGACATTGCCACATTTCACAAAACCTGACAATGTGTTAATTGTTCTGTTCTGTAGCAAAGGCCTTCCATATTGAGAAATATTCTCATCTGAAAGTAGAGTAAACTCGCTTTCTAAAACCGCCGTCATGGTGATAAAGTTAAACAGCGCACCATTAGCCCCGGATACAGATACTTTAGGTGTTTGGGCTTCTATTGCCGACATTACCACGGCCCCGGCCACGGATACGGCCATTCCGGCCAGACTCATCCCGGAGGGATGAGTGAGCATTGAAATGGACTGACTATAATCGGAAAGAATCTGAGCTAGCTGGATAGGGACCCCGAACATACAGGAGCGCTCTGCAACTGTCGCATGAATATTGTTTCCGTCTGATACATCAACTCGCAATGTAGCCTGCCCTGTTATGATATCCACCAGATTCGATCCGGTTAATGTAGTTCCCCGTGACCTGGCTTCCGGCGGGATCTGAATTGACCCAAACGGAGGAATATATAGCATATGGGAAGTATATGGAGAATAATTCAGAAAATTTCCCCGGCTGGCCGCTTGCGGGTGGGCTGGCATTGCTACAGAAAAGGTCATTGGATTAGCAACTACAAGCGTCATGGCACGGGCCTGTAGGCCGGTGTCCCAATATCCGACCTTCACGTTAACGGTGCTGGTTCCGAGAACACTTGCAGAAATTGGGAACCACATACAGGAAATTATATATTGGAATGGATTAAACAGTGATTTATATAGCCCCGCGCCAATCTCTGTTACAGAACTAGCTTGCCAGATGTTATTGGAGAAAAGGAAAGCGAGTAAAGAGCCCAACTGTGAATTATCCATACAATAATAAGAGATAGCACCAAGTCTCCCCGTCCCATTATTATCATTAACCACGCCAAGAACAAAGCAACCGGAGGAAAACGAGACATTAGTCCAAGCGGTTTGAAATGGTGTATTTCCGATCTGAAAATTAGTTTTCGCCGGATAAAATGTATCTATCACGTTGCTATCATACTCACTCTGAGCACGATCTATATAACAATTCATTCCGCCGATAACTGTTTTCCATGTTCCGAGCACATCAACCGCCAGAGCAGCCTCCCAACATCCGCCGATGTACTCCCAATCACGGATAAAATAATACCGTTGGAATTTTGGTATCCGGGCATAATTATATGATATTGGTGCAATGGTTGGCCCACCTAACCCCGCAGCAGTAAAGCGGATGACAGGATTTAAAAAGTCTGTAGGCTCTTTCAGCACGGCATTATCAAAGTCTAAACCGGCTTGCGGTTGCTTTGTGCTGTTTTCCCGCTTGTCAAAGTTATACAATGTAATAGTCATGTAGTCACCGCCATTATACAATGTAAAATGGGGAGGGGATGGAACCCCTCCCCGGTGTGAGGAATGAGACGCCCGCAAGGGCCGGAATCAGTCAAGGAGCAGGACAACAGCCTTTTCGGAATTGTCCATGAAAACTTTCTGCTTGCAATGTACCCAGATGTTACGATACAGGCCGTTTGCATTTACGGGGGTAGAAATCATCCGCCGGTCCAGAAGAGCATAACCCATAGCATCCTCATCGAACATGAGGCCGAAAACACCCGCCTGTGTGACAGGATCACCGGTTACAACAGATCCCTTGGTCCCGGTATAAGTAGGAGTAATACTGATGCTATCCGGAGTCCGGATAGACTGCCAGTAATTAACAGATTCCACATCAGTATACTTAAGATAGTTATCATGATAGGTATCTGCCAGAACACGAGCGTCAATCTGGTGACGGGCCGGGGAATACAGATAGATTTTCTGTGACTGCATAGGCGTATGCCGTAGAATCGGCTTGCTATTAATTACAGTCTGATACATCAGGGAATTTTCCGTCATAAGATCAGAAATCTGAGCAATACGGGAGTATACCCATTTCATGAATGCCGGGAAGTTGTCCGGTTCATAAACGCTGTTTGCGTTCAGGTTGAGAAGCGTCAGGGCGTTATATTCCGTCAGCAGATGAACAACCCGGTTAGAATCGCCCTCATCGATCAGTGATCCGATCATATTAGCAACCAGCCCTCTGGCGATTGCATCACGGCTCATTTCAAGCCGGTTCGAAAGGTTTGTCATAATCAGGGAAAGGAAAGAACCCAATTCTTCCGGAGAGCGGAAAGCCGTTTCAAGCTGATCCTCAGTAATTGTAACATGATCCGCATAAATACTCTGGCCATAAAAATTAGTCTGCAGGACGTTGGGCTTTTTGATTTTCCACTGATCCACGGTCCCCCCGAGCCCGTCCGCCGGATTCTGGCTTGCGTCATAGGTCACTGGATATTTATATGCTTCATCATCCGCCCAATCACTATCTGCAATGGACAGCTTGCGCATATAAGCCCCCCATCTGGGAAGGTCCTTTTCCAGTCCGGCGTATTTGGCCGAATAAGGCCGGATGGAAAAAATAGTACGGGAAAGCACATTGCTGATAGCATTCATCACGGCGTCATTCCCAAGGGCCAGAGCCGTCTGTGCTACGCTGACAAATTCTCCGGGTGTGGTGGGTGTGATAGCCTGTTGCCCCGTGGCCTGCTGGACAATGGAATTTAGAACCGTTGCGATCTGCTGGAAAGTCATAGTGTTAACGCTCATTTTGTATTACCTCCAATATTATTTTTTATCATCAAAAGGTGGCCGGATGATACCTGCAAGAATTGTTTCCGCCGAATCAGCGGAGCCTGGAAGAGCATCAACCGACATGGTTTTAATGTTGTTGGCCTGTATGGTCTTTTTCAGATCATCAAAACCGCTTTTGATTTCCTCCAGTATGCCCGGCTCCGGAGCCGATTCCGGAGCCGGTTCTATAGGTTCCGCCGGTGCCGAGGGTGTGGCTTCCGGCGGATCATCCCCCGCCGGATCTGCCGGAAGCGGAACGGCGGAATCAGCGGGAGCGGATGACAAGGACATGATTTGATCCGGTGTAAAACCGGCATTTAATAATCTGTCGATTTGCTCATAAGTCATACAATCAACCTTTCTAATTCATCTAATTTACTACGGATTTGGTCAATTAAATCCTTAATATTATTATCTGCATTTTTACCGGTGTAGTCAATAAATGACAATAATGTTATGTTGCTCCAGCCGTTTAATGTTTTCGCAAATTGCACGCCTCCGGTTGTACTATGCATAACCATTCGATCTTCATCGCCTATATAAATACCGACATGATAAAAATTCCCAAGTCCGTCTGTATATCCTTTTTTTTTTTCTCCCCCGTCATGCCTCATTTTGAAAACCAATGCACCCTGGGGGATTATTCCGAACTTCGTACCGCATTCAGCAATAGTTCCACGCCATGAATAGTAGTTGCGATACATAGCATTTGAACCACGCCAATTATAAACGGTCCCGTCCGGTTTTCTGATTCCTAAATCAGAAATAACCTTTTCAACAAAACCCTGACAATCTAATTTTTTGTAGGGGATCCCGATATATCCGCCGTTGACTGCCTGTTCAGCTAACCGTTCGCCCGTTATCATTAGTTTCTAAACTCCCTATCTTATCAATTAATTTCTGCATGACAAGGGTATTATTCTGGATTGCTTCAGACATTTTATCTTCAGATAGTTTGTGCTCGTCTCTCTCTTTGTTCCATAACCAGAAAGTCGCAATCAGACACGCCATCGGAATACCGAGATTTTGAACCACAGTGATAATATCCTGCATACAAACGCCTCCAATAATAGAAATAACGGGATGTAATAACCTCATGGTCTCGCCAGACCGTCCCCGCCCTTCTGGGGCCTGCGTTGGGGAGTTACTACATCCCGTTTATATTATCTACGTTTTATCAACGTTCGACAATATCGAAATTCGCATATTTATTATTTTTCTTGCTCACCTTAGATTTAATCAGCATCTCCGGCTTCTGATCATCCGGCAGGGATCCAAACGCTTCATCATAAGCCATGAACTTTTGGATAAACGCCTTGACTTCTGTTTTGCAAAGTTCGCCGGTTTTCCCGTCCTTGATCACAAGCACGTTGTGAACCTTGCCCTCCTGATCCTCATATTCGTGTGCATGATAGGCAACAGGAATAATATACTGGCCTTCCAAATCCTTGACGTTCTGGACCTCCGATCCATTCATAGCACGGAAAATTTCTACTCTTGTCAGTTCCATTTTCATTCCTCCGAATATTTTTTATTTACGGGATATCCCGCAATTAAATTATCTATTTTTTATCATCCAATTTCAAGTGATTTTCATCAATTCACGAAATAAAATTTCGTTTTCGTAGTTTTCAAAAACAAATGATTTTCCTGTCATATAAACATATTTTAGCATTATAAAATCAGATTGAAACATTTTCAAGCTGATGCCATAATCATCATAATATGGTTTCCCGGTGACATTGCTCACATAAAATTCGCGCTTTGACTTATGTCGATATATTCCAATATCACCGATACTCACAACATGACTATATTCTGCTAATGGCCTACTTGATATGATTGTTTCATCCGTCCGAAATGCATTATCTAATGCCATTCCCTTAAAAACATCATTTGCATTCTGATATAACATTGTACCGGCTTTTTTCCTGCTGATAGGGGATTGCAATAATAATATCATTGTCCGGCTGTTGTCCGGAGTGCTATATACCATCTGATTTCTTAATATCATTTTTACCGCTGTTCTAGTAAATTTCCATCCTGTAAAATAGGGGTTAATTAGCTGGTTGGCATTCCCCAACATAATACACTTGACCGCAGGTTCTCCGGCCAACTCCCTGTTTCTGTTAACAGTTTCATAAAAATTCAAAAACGCTAAAAATTCGTCTTTGATGGGCTTCTCTCCCGCCATCGGAACGCATTCATCAAACAGAATATATTTATAACCGGAGAAGTCAAAGCCCCGGACCGTAGCAACCGTTGACAGCGCAACACCTACGGCCACAATATCACCATCGCCCCCATCATGCCGGAACTCGACTATTTTACCCCGGCTCCCGGCAATCGTTAATCCTAAATCAGAATTTAACTTCCGGAAAGGATTTCCCGATTCGGTTTTACTGATATCTAATTGTGCCTGTAACCGGCGGAGATATATAAAAGGCTCCTTGTGTTCAATCAACCATTTCATCAGGCCGTATGTTTTCCCGGTCCCCCTGGCCCCGACCACCATAATAAACGCCCGATCTAATCCACATATATAATCCCAATTGACCCAACCCGATTTATCATATATTTTCATATCACGACCTCCTATCTATGTATTCCCCGTACAAATCAATATCATTAATCAGTTGCTTATAATCCCGTGATAATCCCATTTCATAAGTAGTAGGTATAATGGCCACGTTCGGGGAAATAATCACGCTTCCGGACCCGTCCGGAGCATGATAGCAAAATTGGTCATCATCATTATAAACAGACATATTCCCGGCTGATTTTTTCCAGATGAAACCCTCTGTAAAATTCTCCAATTTCCCTAATTCCTCGACAGCAAAAGGCACACCCGTTTTTTCATTAACCGCTTTACTAACCCCCGAAACCGTAATTCCGATATGACCGTCTTTTTCATAGCAATATCTTTTCGCACCTAGCGTTACAAACCGGTCATATTTTGCATCCACTTCAAACACACCCATATAATGCCGGATCCCTTTTTGATCATCTGCATATGCTCCGGATGCAACCGCTAAACGCTCCCGGCGGGAATTGATAGAGGACAAATCAATATCACCAATACATTTTATACTGTCGGTATCAACATAGACCAATTTATCACCGGCTAAATCTATAGCCTGTTGCAATGCAAAACGGGCCAGAGAGCACACATACACCCCCCATTGATATGGGAAATTAGCATTTCGCAATGCTTTTTCTGCTTCTTCTGGGTAATCATATAAATTCCGGTTGGTGTATTTTCCATCATCATATAAAATTTCGGCGTGGATAGGGTCCTGACAAGACATTCCGTATACACTATTTAATTTATTTTTTGATTTATTATACCGGTAAATATCCTCTGGATCCGTTGCACCCTTCAGAACGGTTTTATCATCATAATATTTCTGTATTACTTTTCTGTATGGCTCCGGCAAAAAGTCCTTTTTACTAATCATTGCTTTATTAATGATGCAACTATCCCAATCATATTGATTAGTTACAATTTGAAAATCATATTCCGTCATTGTGGTTTGACACACATCTGAATAAAGTATCCGGCCATTATCTATTCCACCAACAAACCCGGCGGATTTAGTTCTTGCAAGTGATATATACGGTATCGAAACATTATCTTTCAGCCGTAAATTTTTAAATGTATATGTTGCCACAACAGCATAACCCAAACCAATATATTTCATAATCCGATTTATAGACAGATCACCTTCCAGAAATTTAAACGGCCTCATGGGGAACTTCTTTGTCAATTGCTGAGCCGGATAACAGCTTGTCATATCATAGGATATAACATTTTCGCAAATCTTGCCAACGTACCGCCTGTTTGCGTGAGTGTTTCCGCCACGGAAAGCAAGACGGAGCATTTTATACACTTCTATTCCAGGCTTCATGTCCCGGATTTCCCAGCACAAAGGCTTCTCTTTTAACGATTGCTTGCAATCCCGCCGGACATAACCCGTTGACGTAAAAGGCATGGTTTGTAGTGTATCCCCGTCACGCTCCAGTATGATTTTGATGCATTTAACCAGAGATCGCACATCACGCACACAATATTCCAATTCATAATCCGTCAATTCAGTCCACGGATAACGAATTTTATTATAATCAAATTCCTGACCGGATAATTTCTGTTCTACTCCCAATTGTTTTGTTAAATGGTCCAATGACATATTAGTTAGCAAATATGAGCACCTAAATTCAATACAATCATACATCCGGCAATAAATCGGCTTCCGGGCCTCCCGCAAAAACACCTCCTCATTCTCAAACGGATATATACCCTGTAAAAACTGCCACTCATACGCTAAGTTATGATCAAAGCAATACAGTCTGGGGACCGTTGGCAAGTCCTCCGCAATCTGATATGCCTCTAGCGCATTCCTGATCCGGCCAATCATGGAAAAAAACTGTTCCCATGTCCGACCAATGATTGTATAATCCTCAAGCTGAAACTGCCATATATACATAAAACTATGACTATTCTGCTTTGCCCCCTTAGGAATAGGCAAGTCTATTCTTGTAGTTTCGATATCAAAAGCCGAAACAACATCAATAATATACCGTCCGCCGGGCTGATCCGGTTTTCTCCGGGGCAGTGGCGAGATATGCCCCCTCTGGCGGAAAAGCGCCAGAAAATCGAATTTATCCCATGACGCAAACATGGAGAAAAACCACCCTCATTCATTAATAAAATCCGACCACATTTGATTAACCATCCGTGAAGAAAAGCCAGGAGTCCCATCATCATACATATTCATTAAATCTTCACGGTCCCGGCGGAATCGATCAAAATCTCTTAGTAAACTACCACGGATTGTTTTTTTCTTTTCCTGTAATGTAGCATAATCATCAACAACAGTATACCATGACGAATCTTTGTTTTGAGAATACCTGTATTCTACATATTCAAGAAAAGTATTAATTTCGCCGGTTGGTATATTTAAACCTATACTTCTCGCACCTTTTAAAGCTGACCTTTGAGAATCGGACAGATTGCGGAGCGTTTTATATCTCTCTTTTAATGTAGCAGATATTTTCTCCCGCCGGGCTTGCTCTCGCAACTGTTTTTCGGTCAAAACAGCCGGAGTCCCGGCAACGGTTCCGATCCTTTTTCCGCTGGTCCGTGTTTCCTTCAATGTAGACCCTGAGGACAGAAATCTATTGATTGCGTTTAGGGCTTTTTGCTGTGCTGATTTGCTGGAGCCTAATTCTTTAACTGTCGGAAATCTGGTTCCCTGAGGAGCAAGACCGGCAGCTATTAAACGATCTATACGCCTTTGTGCAATCCCTCTCAAATGACTATATTCTGACCTTGCCATAATCCAACCTCCATATTATATTGCAGAGTATACATCAACCCGACCACTATATATATTATCTGTATTTTTATATAAGCTTCCAATGCTCCCGGCGGTTTCATAATGGTATTTTTTCGCCCGATATGATGTTACTAGTTCCTGATAAATGCCGATATGCTTATTCCGATCCGCCATTACCTTTATATATCCATCCCGGCAGATCTGGCGGAACTCTGACATTGTTAAATTGCCATGCTGGAGGATCACAAAATCCGGACCTAACAAGAGCCAGTCCCCGATATAAACATAGTGCAGGCCGGGCCGGCCAAATTGGCCCGGTCTACAATAAAAAGTGAATCTCATTCCTCACAACCTCACATTATGGATTTCTCCATGATTTTATGGTTAATACCTTGTTAACGTTGGCATTTCCTTCATTCCACAGGATATCAAAAGCAACTACATCCTGAGCATCTGGCAGAGCGTTTTCCATGTGTAATTCTTCCGTTAGCCACCACCAAAAAGGAAAGAATTTCCAATATTCG